CGAGGCGTTTCTTCAACTCTTCGGCTTTCTGCTGTTGGGCTACCTGCATCTGCTGGGCGATGATCTTCGCAAGATCCCCCTGCGGGTCGGACTGCTGTTGGGCAGGCATCGCGGATGCCCCGCCAACATTCGGCACTCCACCACGCATAGGCGTGGGAGCGCCGGAGTTATTTCCTGGAGCCCCGGTGCTAGGCCCACCCTGAGCTGCTGCGGCCTGGAGTCCTGATCCGGAGAGAATCTTTTGGAGAAGCTGGGTTAGAAACCCTGGTTGCTGTTGGCTTTGGTCGGCCATTTGGTGTCATTCCTTGCTGTACTCGAATTGGTCCCACTGGCGGAGGTGGAATTCGTCGCCAAGTTGTATCTACGTTCGCCCCCAGCGGAGCGGTTTCAGTTATCTTCATTTGATTACCTTCCGAAACAACTCATCGATTCGCATCGTGGGGGAGGTGTTTGGCCCGAGCTGTACGAAGGTGTCATTCCCAGTTCGGGGAGATTTTTCCCAATGATTACAACAACCATCCGGGGAGATTTCCCCAGGAGCGGGAGGTCCATCCTCTCCGACTTTCTTACACCGAAGTTTCGCGGGGTTAAACTCCTCACAACGTTTGCAGGAAAATCCAGCTCGGTTTTCCGTATACCCCGTCGTCGCTCGGGTAGCGGCCCCGTTTCCAGCCATCCGACCTTTGTACAAATCCTGCCAAAGATTACACCCTCCGTAGAAGGCTACTTTCGCTTCAGATCCGCTGTACATACTACACAGCCCATCCGCTGTGATAAACGCACATTCGGAACAGAAATAACACGAACCAGGCGTAAGGACATACCCTGCTTCCGCCTTGGTTACCTTATTCATCCTAACGGGCCTGAGTCTTTCGAACTTCCGGTAGTGCCGGAGCTTCGTCCCATATATGAATCACCATCGGGGCCGGTAGCAGGTCCACGTGCAACACCGGAACGGTAGCCTTCTCCACCCCAGTTCCCTGCCGGTGCACCTTCGAGAGTGGAGATCGGAACAGGTCCGGAGACTTTTCCTGGGGTAACCCCAGGGGAAGTACCCGGCGTAGCTGCTGGAGTTCGTCCAGCACCGTATCGTTCCGCTTCTCCTCGGGATCCATCACCGTACTTAGCCAACAAAGGGTGGGTAGTCATCAAAGTCCAAGCTTACTTTAAACGCGTGCGGGGTAGGGGTCTTCGGATCGTACGGCGTCAGCGTGCCAGGGAAACCCAGCCCCGGAGCCACCTGCACCGGGCTCTGCCCGACGATGGGCGTCCAGGTATACCCAAACCCAACCCGAAGCTGCATAACCCGATACGGATCCCAGCCCCAAACCATAATCGCGTTATCGATCCGATACCCGTAATCCGCAAGGATCGATCCCGCCATCTTCCGCTGATCAAGATCATCAATCTCTCGAAGTTTCTGAACCGGAAAGGGTTGAGCTTTCCAAAACGCGTCGTCAAACGCCAGTTGATCCGAATCTTGAGCTATACGTGGCATGATTAGATTATACCACTCCTTCGGGGAGCGCCGCTGTTAGTACTACTTCACCCACTTGCGCCACTGCTGGGGGTCTTTCCAATGCCTCACCCGGTTCGCGGGACGGGTGTTCATCCAATACTTCGTAGCATCCATCGCATGGTTGTGGACGTCTTCGATGGATTCTTTGTAGGTTTGCGTCAGCACATCCCGGTCAGACTGGGAGCTAAACACCGCGTTCTCGAACTCCACGATCATATTCGGGCAGCAGGCACGGATACGAAACGTGGGATCCTCGGGATTGCGCCAATGCTGCCGCATCATCCCTAACCATGTCGCCTCGTCAGTATTGCCAGGGATAAGGCCTCGGACGCCATGCTGTCTAAATAACTCTGCAAGGGATACAAACTCACCAAACTTATTGGTTCGAGACTTTTGATTGACAATCGTAGGATCGCACGCAATGTATTTAAGTTGAGAGTAATAAGGGCAAGAAGTAATTTTAGCAGCAAGATCCTCCACAGATTTGCAAGGTTCGTATATCTCATAAACCGCTACCATCACTCCGTCATCGATTGTGAAGACGTAGAACGCGGAGGGATTTCGTTGGCCAAAATCAAACCCACCCCAAAAGGGTTGGAGCGGCCCGTATTCCTTGTACGGTTCCTGGATAACAATTCGATCTCTTCCAGAAGCGATTTCAGGGAACACACGTTGTCCGTACAGTGCAGTGTAATCAATCTCATACTCCTTTGCCCAGCGAGCGGGCGGCATTCCGGCCATCGCCTCTTGCTTCCAGGTTTTGGTTCGCTTCGCTGGATCAGCCGTGTAGTGTAACGACGCGACGCAGAAACGGTTCGTGTCGTTCTTAACTATCCGTAACCCGGTCGATTCGTGAAGTACTTCAGGCACGAGTCACCATCATTCCTGCCCATACCCCAGAGATTCCTCCGAGTAGGTAACCAAAATACTGCGCCCATGGGGAGCCGTTCGCCTTTTGTGCGATTCGTCTCGCCATCCAAAAGTTGATTGCAAAAAACAACGCATCAATCCCTACCGCAACTCCGACATTCCGATCTGCGATGTACCTAAAACTCATCGTAACCATGAAATTCTGAAACGTCATAATCGGGTAGAAAAATAAAAAATCCTTCACTGCTTCCACAACCGTTTCACATACTGCACAATCTCACTATCCCTCGTCTCGCAGAACGGACATTCCATCCTTAGCACATCACACTCCACCGGATACACCGCTACCGACTGTCGCTCACACCCTCGGCACTTCACCAACGCGATGTGATGATCCACGCAGGTGTCCAACACGTCACGCGGTGGGGATAGTCTTGGCAACTCCCGATGCATCCACCCCTGCATTTCCCGTTCCTGATCCGCCATTTGTGGAACCTCCGTTCTTCCCATTCGCATTCAACGCCAGTAGGATCGCCCCGAATACATACTGATTCAACGGTACCTTATAAAAATCCGCTAGGGACGCGATCCCAAGCAGGATAAACAACATAATCACCGTGTCAAACTTACTAATCATGTTCATTCTTCTCCTCGTTTTCTAACATCGACAGCTCAAGTTTCACTGACCCAACCACTCCGCAGTTCTTGCACCACGAATCCAACTCGCCGTTTTTGGCCACTCCTCGGATCACAAACTCCATATGTGAGCACTTCGGGCAGCGGAACACCCGCTTCAGACTGGTTTGGAACTCCAACAGCTCCGGTCCTTTGCGAACGATCACCTCCACGGCAGCTTCGGCCTTACGAACGTCAGTCTGATCGTACACCTTCAAATCCACGTAATCATAACCCGTATCCACCATCCGCATGGAGATTACCTTATGCTGGGGCAGGTGTCCCACGAGGTCGACGATGTTCTTACTCGCGGGGCTCCACGTCACATCCTTCGCGATGGTGTACGTGTGCTTGTGATCCGTGTTAAACAACGACGGCCACAATCCCTGCTCGTACAAATCCTCATCCGGAACGAGGAATATCAAATGTCCACCCGGCTTAAGGACCCTCCACTGGTTAAGTAACCCTTCGAGTGGATCACGGAGATGTTCGATGAAGTGAGAACTAAATACCACATCGAAGCTTCCGTCAGCAAGTCCTCGGAGGTGTTGTCCATCCCCCTGCGGTAGGTCCCATCCTTCTGCCGTAGGAACAATCTTGTCGTCCCCACAGCCGATGTCGAGGACTCGCTTACCTGCGAAGTACCGGTCGAACATCCCTTCTCGTTCCCATCGTTCACGAAACTTACTCGCTTCCTGCGACACGTTTGCACCTTTCAATTATCTTCGTTGTACTCATCCCACCCTGACGAACGAACAACTTTGGCACGTCGGGGAACTTCGTGGGTTGTCCTTTATACTGCATTCCCTGAACCCGGAGGTCAGGGCGTACCACTTCCATCAACCTTCGCATTTCCCCGTCCGAGTGGATCTCCACTACGTAATCCACTGGGAGGAAATTTAAAGTCCCAATACGCTCCACCACACTTTGGACAGGTCTGCCAGCCCCCTTGCGAGATACCCGAGCATCCGAGTCGATGGCTACTATCAACGTCGCTGCCCTGCGGCGGGCTTGGAAGATAATCTTCATATGCCCGCTGTGGAGCAAATCGAACGCTCCGTTGACTATCACAATCGGCCTCGGCAGGTCGATACGACCCAACTCGGCTACCCTCACCCATGGTACCTCCTCGGAGGGAATGTCCCTCCCGAAGTTATACTTCGCTAACCGTTTCGGGTATTTCATACCTGCTGATCCCTACACGCCTGCATGAACCACCCTGGATTCGCGGAGCTCACTGCTGTGTATCTTCCTCCAGCTCCGATAGCAGGCTTGACAGCCGCAAAAGCAGCTTCTGCCTCGACCTGGAATGCAGCCTCATCCACAAAGACTCCGGAAGGATGGTACTGGCGAATTTGATCTGCCCCCTGAGGAAAGCCAAGTATAGTTGATACGAGACTCGGTACGCGAAGAAT